CAGTGCTGATGGGCTGCCCGTCCGGGCCAAGAATGCGTGTGGGGCTTACCATGCTGATGGCTCCGGCAGGGTCAAATCTGAGTCATTGTTCGCGATGTTGTCGAAGCCGCGGCTGTGGCGTTCCAGGGCGGTGAACTCGAAAACACCGCCTTGCATGTAGCTCGCCCGCACAGCCATGGCGAGTGAAACGGCACTGTCGCCGTGTCGCTTGGCCTTGCTGTTCTGCGACTCCAGGTCTTTCGTCCGCCCCTTGTCGATCAGTGGTACGCCTTTCTCGACTTTGATCGATAAGAGGTCATCCAGTGTCGTCTGGTGGCGGGGCAGCTCCAGACTGAAGGCCTCGAACTCGCCCTTGAGCTTCGGCATCCACAGGGCATACCACGCAAGATTCAGATGCGCCTGGTCTACGATGCCGGCTCCGTAGCGCAGAGCGGCCTGTTCAGCTAGGTAGCCGCCGTTACCGGTTGCGTCGAATGCAAGGCCGGACAAGCGAGGCAGGCGATCGCAGATGAAGAACATCACGTCGCGCTGCGCTTCGTAGGTCATGTTGCGCAGCTCGACCTGGAACGGCACGCGCTTGCGCAACGTCGGCGATATGGCCAGCGGCGTGAACACTGAAAGGTCACCGCGACGTGCAAAGTCTTCGCCGAAGGTGTGGCGGTCACGATCGCTCAGTCGAGCCAGCTCTGGCTGCAGATTTTCCTGGCACCAGGCTTTCACCTCTGCCGCGCGCTGCTCGTTGCTCCAGCCCTCGAACCCCTCCGGTGCCTCGAAGCGATAAATGCGGATCGAGTGATCGGCAACCATTGCTGCTTCTATCAACACTCGGGAGAGATAGTTGCCGCCACTTTTCTTCGGAACGCAGCCGTACTCCTCGTCGGCCGACTCGATGTTCGGTGCGTTCTTGTACAGTTTGGCGCGCCACTCCAGTTGCGCCTGCAGAGACCATTCTTGGCCAGTGACATAGCAGATCCGCTGGTAAAGGCCCTCGGCGATGGCGTCATCCAAGGTGATGCGGTGGATGCTGTAGTCTTTCCGGCCTTCTCGGGCATCCTGGATGTAGGTGTTGAATGGGTTGTCGTCGCCGTTGTGGGTGCTGATCAACCGCACCTTGTTGCCCCACATCGTCAGCGCCAATGCCGCCTTCAGCAGTTCTTCAAGGGATTCGTGGAAACCCGCTTCATCGATGACCACATCCCCCTGAAGACCACGCAAGTTGCTTGGCCGCGAGCTGAGAGCCTGTATTTTGAATCTGCTTTTCGGGAAGCGGATCATGTAGGTCAGGATCTCCTCCTTCTTGCCGTCGTCCCAGAAAGTCTGCTCATACACGTCAGCCTGGGCCAATTCGTTGAACGCTTTCGCGAACAGCGCACAGGCGGCGATGTACTCCAGGGCCATTTCCTGCTTGCTACCGACATAGAAAGTGTTGCAGCCACCGCGTTTTTGCGGTTTGGCGGCATTGATCACGTTGCGCCCGGCCTCAGCCCAGGTGAGACCGGTTCGGCGCGATTTTTCGGCGATCATGATCTGGCTGGAGTCTTCGAACCACCTTTGCTGGTAGGGCAGAAAGACGGCTGCACCACCAGGAATGGCATCGCTCATGTCTTGTGGCACGACGACACCGTGCATTTCCATTTCGACGGCCAGATCGATCTTGCGCGGCTGGCTGGTCGCTGTGAGGCCCTTCGATGCTCCCTGGCCCATCACGCTTTACCCAGCAGGACGTTGCGAATGCGGTTTTCCACCTGCTCGCTCATGCCATCCGAACCACGCATCTCCTGCAGGCGTTCTTCCTGCTCCTGGAGCAGCAGCTCGCGGGCTTCTTTTTCGATGGCCTTGCGCTCTTCACGGCTTACTTTTCTGGCCGAAAGCACATCTTTTGCCGCCCTGGCCAGCTTGCGCACGTCGTCGTCTGTGGTTTCCTCATCGATCTGTGCGCCCAACGCTGCGTGTGTAGTCAGCGTCGTGATCGACTGCACCATCAGGGCGCCGGCCTTGTCATCTGGGTTCTCGCCCAGTTCCTCGACCAATAGGCTGGCCATCATCTGCTGCTCGCGCAGGCGCTTGGACATCTCGTCGAAGCTTGAGCGATAGCGGCCAATCGCTGATCGACTCGGCTTCTGTTCGGTCGGAAATGACTCGTGCAGATCCTCGATCAGCTCGTCCAGGGTCAGGCGGTTTTCACGCAGCCGGCGTTCAATGTGCGAACGAACTGCAGGGTCCAGTTTATCGATGCTCGATTTGCGCCCCATTTCATGCTCCTGGACGCTTGACGCCATCAACCTTGGCCCGGCCTGCAGCAACGTCCTGCCCGCGCTCTGTCAGCTTCGCCAGCAATACGGAGCCGTCATCGATCGAATCGATTCTCACCAGGGCCTGTTCCTCAAGCCAGCGCAACTCTGTCTTGACCTGGTCGCGGCTGGGTTCATGCCCCCACTGTTGGAGGACTGTGTGCAGAACGGAACTGTTCGCCCGATAGGTAGGCATTTCAGCAAGGATGCGCAGAATCACCAGGCGGCGATCTTCGCTCAAAAAGTCGGCGTACTTGCTCATTGCGGCCTCGAATTCAGCAGGTAGTCGTTGATCCGGTCAACAGACCGAACTAAAGGGACGAGTTCTCTTGCCACCCCGGCGAGTTCAGCTTTGATCACCTTCATGTCACCGGCCAGGTCCGCCAATTGCTTCCCGTCTGGCAGGTGAAGCATCTGCTGCTCAAGCGTCAGGATGCGTGTGTCTTGTTTGCTGAGACGTGCGGCTAACGCTTCGGCTTCAGCGATCGAGGCGCTGCGACGTGAAGCCGCGAGCGAGTACAGACCAATGCTCACGGTGAACAGAAACTGTCCGCCCCTGGTGATGAGGTCCCAATCCATCACGCGTGCCTCCCTTGAACAACAACCAGGCCGACACTGGGTTGATTGACCCGCCAGGCCAACGTAAGGCCGAGGCCAAATGTCCATCCCAGCACCAGCGTGATGGACAGCACGATTGCCACTCGCCCGGTCTCCCTACAGATCACCTTCACCCATTTCATTGCGGGCCTTCCTCAATCCAATTCACTAAATCAACATGCCGGCCGGCGCAGAGGCCGTACTGGTCATAGAGTTCTTTCAGCGCGATAGCAGCCGCATCTGCGCTGCTATCAACTGGCTCAACGGGGTTCGGGCATTGAGCCGCGTACTCCGCTGGCAGCGGCCTCAGCGGCGCGCTGGCGGGCGGTCGTGAGTTGCTGCATGACACCAGCGTCAAACACACAGCCAGCACGAGTACTACTCGTTGCAGCAAGCGCATCACGGATCTCCTTTGTGGTCTTGGCGTCCGCTTGCTTGCGGTCACTGATTGTCTTTCCGAGCTCCTGGCTCGCCTTGTTCGCTTGTTGCGCCAGGTCCTTGGCCGAGCTAATCAACGCATTCAGTTGGTCGATCTGGTCGTCCTTGTACTTGCTCTCTGCTGCCGCATACCCGCTGTTGTATGCGTTGTTCTTCACATCGATGACAAACGCAGCAACGGCACCGATCAGCAGCACAACGAACGCCCCCCAGAGCAATGTTGTTCTCATCTGGGGCCCCAACGCCTGAACTTCCGAGGGAGCCGTTTCAGGGCCTTGCAGGTGCGCTCTCGGGGTAGCTTGGAGCAGTACAGCTCGGCGGGGCTGTACCAGTTGATCGATGTGGCCGCGCGATGTGCAGGAAGCGCAAGCGCAGCAACCAGGGCGTAAGTCAGGGCGAATCGGCTACGGATCATGGCGAGTACTCCCAGAGCAGACCCCGAGGCCCCAACCCGCGCCGATGTAAAGCGGCTCCCACTTCAGCAGGATCTGGCGAGGGTAGGCTCGGTTCTCACGAAAGTTGGCAGCCGAGCGGCCCGAGTTGTGCCGCTCGACAGAGTTGAACCAGGCAAGCTTATCGGCGCCTTGAGCCGAGGCTAGCCGGGCATCTTTCTGCACCCAACCAAGGCCGCCGTTGTAAGCGGCCAGAGTGAACGCCCATTTATCGCAAGGGCTGCGTGCCTGGATTC